ATGCGTATGTGGGGCTTGATAACTCAACAGGAAGTAATTTTTCTGGTGGCAATTATGCTTTAAATGTTTTCTCACCAACTGCCATTAATTTTACGGCTGGAAGCACAAACAAAATGTTGCTTGATGCGTCTGGAAATTTGCTGGTGGGCGTAACAAGTGCCAATGCAAACGGCGGTGTTCTACAACTTAAATCTGGCATTACTTTCCCTGCAACACAAGTTGCCGCTACTGACGCAAACACGCTAGATGATTATGAGGAGGGTACTTGGACTCCTGCGGGTGGTAGTTTGACAAACAATGCAACTGCATACTATACAAAAGTTGGACGCTTGGTTCAGGCAACTTTTGATGTTACTTTCCCCGGCGGTGGTGCGGCAACGCAAGGAAATATTACTGGACTGCCTTTTACAATATTAACGCCCGGTGGTGGTGGTTCTATTGGTTTTACAGGCTATGGAAGCGCAATTACATTAAATATTCAACGTACAACAACATATTTTTATTTTGTAACTTTCGCAGGGGTTGGGGTAACGTATGCAAATTTAAATGGCGTAAGAGTTATCGGCACTTTAGTTTATTCAGTTTAAGGAGAAATCATGTCAACATTCACAGAAACCAAAACAGTAGATCAAATCACAGTCACCGAAAACGGTGTAATTCTTTATCGGGAAGCAACTCGCATCCTAAAAGATGGTGATGAAATCAGCAAAATTTACCACCGAACAAGCCTTACACCAGCACAAGACCTGACAGGCGTTCCTACTAATGTTGTTGCAATCTGTAACGTGGCATGGACTGCTGCTGTCATTGCGGCTTATCAAGCGCAAGTGGCGGCATCACAACTTCAAGAAGCATAAGCCATGAGCCTAGAAACAGACTTCTACGCGCATCAGGCATCTTGCGATGAGCGATACAAGAATATCGAAGAGAAGCTGGAGTCCGGTAAGGCTCGCATGACGCGGATTGAGTACCTGATCTACATTGTCATCGCCGCAGTGCTTCTCGGCCCTGGCTTTGCTGCTCAAATGCTTTCTAAGCTGCTGGGAATGTAAAGCAATGTGGACCCCATATCCTTGTGCTTATTGGCCGCCGGCATCTGTAAGCAAATACAGGCAGGCTGCGATTTGTACCGTGAGTGCAAAACTCAGTTTGTTGAAATAAAAAAAACAGGTGAAGAGGTTGCTGCAATTGGCAAAGAGGCATATGGGTTTTGGAAGCAGTTATTGCAATTCTTTGGCGGCAAACCAAAACCGCAACAACAAGCCAAGCCGGTAGCAGCAAAGAAAAAGAAAGAAAAGTTTGTTGAGGTAGATGAAGAGGAAATACTGAATGGAGTTGTAGATCAGCTGATTCAGTTTTTTCACTTGCAGCAGCAGCTGGCTGACCATATCCGCGAAAGTGAGGAGAAGTCCAGAACAGTCTACGATCCTGACGCTAACCTGTTTGAAGCGGCCATCAAGCGCGTGAGGGCGGCTGACCAGATGCAAGTCATGGTAAATGACATAAGGATGGCGATGACCTGGAACGCACCTAAAGAACTAGGTGCGCTGTACTCCAAGGTCATGGAGATGCGTGAGATTGTTGGTGCAGAGCAGGAGGCCGCAAGGCTGGCGCAGGAGTCAAAGGCCAAGAGGATGCTATGGCAACGTCAGCAAAGAGAGGCAAGCCAGCGGTTAAAACTGGGAGTAAGCGTCCTGACCCTTATTCTTATCCTATACCTGTGGCTCCTGCTTCTCGTCCTGACGAACCAGAGGATCACATGATGGGAGCAGTAGGCTGGATCGTTTCGGTGGTTCTCGTTGCCTTGATGCTGCCACTATTGGCATTTATGCTGCTGGACACCTTAGAGCAAAAACAAGAGGTGAGACAGCAGCTGGAAAAAGTGGAAAAATTACGCCGTGAGATCGAAAGGAAAAACCGTGACAAGACTCCTGCTTCCATTACTGATAATCCTGTCTTTGACAGGGTGCGAAGACCGCTTCAGATATCCATGTCAAGACCCAAAGAATTGGGATAAGGAAGAGTGCAAGCCGCCAATTTGTACGGCAACAGCGACCTGTCCTGAGATGCTTGTTAAACCCGAACCGGAGAAGAAGTGATGCCAACCATTGTGATGAATAAACAAACTCGCATGACTGCTGACGATATTGAAGCTAGGGTATGGGCTTTTGTAATTGTTTGCCTGATGCTGATTCTGCTTGGATCGGTAGCCATGTTCCTGTACGCATTAACCTACGTCACACAGCCTATGAATGGGCAAATGGCGGCCATAGATAAGGTGTACACCCAACAGATCAGCACCATTATGGTATTTATCACTGGCGTGCTTGGCGGGGTTGCTGGCCGGTCTGGCGTTAAGGCAATTGCTAACGCGACGGCTAAGGCCGAGGCCATTGACAATGATGAGCCGCCAAAGCCATGAGTCTTTTTAACCCTTGGGTGATTTTGAGTATCCTGATCGCCATTGGCTCTGCCGCTGCCGGTGGATACTCCAAGGGGAAGGCCGCTGAGTATCAGCGCCAGCAGATTGAGATTGCCGCGCTGAACGCCAAGGCCAGAGAGACTGAGAAGGCCATGGCGCAAGTGGCGCAGACTTATGGTGAAACATTACGAAAGGCGAATAATGTTGCAAAGATTAAAGAGACAAAGCTGCGCGCTGATATTGCTAGCGGTGAACGCAAGCTGTTCATCCCTGTCAAAGCCGCCGAGTGCGCCGTATCAGCCGCCACAGATACCGCCGTTGCCGGTGGAGGTACAGAAACAAGAGCCGAGCTTGACGGAGGAGTTGCTCAAGCTCTTATCGATATCGCCAGCAGAGGTGATGCCGCCATCCGCAGCCTCAACACCTGTTATGACCAATACGAAAAAATGAGGAACATGAAATGAATCTATCACCAAGTTTTACCCTTGAAGAATTAACCCATACCGATCACCGAGAGTTTGATAATCTGCCAAACGAAGAGGAATTAGCCAATCTGTACCGTTTGGCTGAATTCTTGGAACAGGTCAAGGTTGTGCTTGGCGGTAAACCGATTATTGTGAATTCTGCATTCAGATCAAAAGCCGTTAATGATGCAGTGAAATCATCTGACAAATCACAACATAGACGGGGCTGTGCAGCCGATATTCGTGTGCCAGGCATGACACCAGACGAAGTCGTTAAGGCCGTCATTGACTCTGATCTGGAATACGATCAGGTTATTCGTGAGTTTGACCGCTGGACTCATATCAGTATTCCTAATACTGAAGATGCCGATCCCCGCGCTATGGCTTTGATTATTGACAAGACCGGCACAAGAGCATTTGCATAATGGCAACAAACCTCAATCAGCAGATCACGACACCAGCGCAGCCTAACCTTGGCTCTCCTGGTGCGTCATACGATGAGAGGTTTCAGTCTCAAGCCTTTGGTGCGCTTAATAGATATTTCAGCAGTCTTACAGCGCTGTTTGCGACACTGTTTGGACCGCGTGGTGGTAAGTGGATGAACAACCCCTATGGCGCGTTCCAAGACGGCACAGATCAGGTTGCGGCCAACACCACAACGGCCTATGCCGTCACATTTGACACCACCGACTTCAGCAATGGCGTTACCTTATCTAATTCGTCAAGGCTAAATGTAGCGCAGGCTGGCATCTATAACATTCAATTCAGCATTCAGCTGACCAATAGCACCAATGCACCTCAAGATGTGGATGTGTGGTTTCGCAAGAACGGAACAAACATTGACAAGTCAAACAGCAGATTTGGCTTCGCGGCAAGGAAATCCCCTGGCGACCCATTCCACATTGTTGCCACACTGAACTTCTTTGTAAGTCTGGCGGCCAATGACTATGTGGAGATCATGTGGCGGCCAACAGATGTTGGCGTGCAGATTGAACACTATGCGGCCAGCAGTTCACCGACCAGACCGGCAGTGCCGTCAGTCATTGCCACTCTCACATTCGTGTCCAATCTGTCAACAGAAACCGCATAATCAAGCCATGGCACTCATACCCTTAAAAATTCCACCAGGCGTGTACCGCAACGGCACTGAGTATCAGTCTGCCGGACGCTGGTTTGACGCAAACCTTGTGCGCTGGTACGAAAACACTCTGCGTCCCATTGGCGGCTGGCGCAAGAAGTCAGAGACAGCCATGACCGGTAAATGCCGTGGACTTTTGACTTGGAAGACAAATGCTGGCGAGCGTTACATCGCCATGGGTACAAGCACAAAGCTGTACGTCATGAGTGAAAACTCTGTCCTTAAAGAAATCACACCGACAGGGTTCACCACTGGGCGTGCTGACGCTACAAACACCACCGGCTATGGATACAACCTCTATGGCTCATTTGCTTATGGGGTTGCGCGTCCAGATACTGGTGCAATCGCGCCAGCTACTACATGGAGTCTGGACACATGGGGTGAGTACCTTGTCGGCTGTTCAGATGCTGATGGCAAGCTGTACGAGTGGCAGCTGGGATTCACAACGCCTACACTGGCCGCTGTAATCACCAATGCGCCAACCGGCTGCACTGCCTTGTTATCTACGGCAGAGAGATTCCTATTTGCTCTGGGTGCCTCCAGCAACCCGCGTCTGGTCAAGTGGTCAGATCAAGAGAACAACACAACATGGACGGCGGCGGCCACCAATCAGGCCGGTGACTTTGAGATCAACAGCAGTGGCTCACTGAAGTGCGGAAAGCGCGTCAGGGGCATCAATCTGCTGTTCACTGACGTTGACGTGCATACCGCTAACTATGTCGGCCAACCCTATGTCTACGCCTTTGAGCGCGTCGCATCAGGATGCGGAGTCATCTCAGCGCAAGCTGTGGCGGCCATAGACA